CATCAACTAGGTGTTCACGCATGTTGTATATAAATTGTATTCCTGCTTCTGCGTCACTCATTATACCATCTTATCTATTACTACTGTGAGTAATGTTGCCAATACTCCTGTAAGGATCATCCAAATTCTACCATCAAGTTTGTCAACTTTTTTCTCTAAGTCTTTGATACTGTCGTTCATCTGCTTCATTTGAGTGTCTCTCAAGTTAATTAATTCTGTTTCTAATCTTATAAGACGCTCTTCGTCTGTCATTGACTTGATCCTTTACAATATTTAGCTGGCTATAATATTACCATTTGAGTCAGCACTTACGGCTGGATAGCCTATCAGTGTTACTGTGGCAGTTGTTGCCGCGGCTACTTTGCCCCATGTGTCTAAATTAAAGTTTGTAACTTTAGGAGCACCTACAGTTGTATCTGTAAGTATGACTTGTTGGTTTGCTGGTGCGTGTGCAGTTACACCTTGTACTTGTCCATAACTACGCCTAATTGGCAATGTTGTTTCAGTTGCACCTATGCTTAGTGCTACAAAAGTTTCACTTATAGGATCTGTAAAAAATTCACTTTCTAAACTTAACAGTTGTGCAGTTGCACTGCCATTTGCTACTGTTACTTTTGTTTTTACAAATCGTGCAGTTGCTACGCCTGGTGTTATTTCTGTAAAGTTAGTAGGATCAGCCGCTGGTGATGTAAGCAGTTTTACTGTTACTGTTCCAATTGCATCTACAAATACTGTTGGATAAAATGTAACATCACTACCAAAGTCAAATGCGGCACTGGTGTGTACTAAATCTGCAAAACCTGTGCTACCATTTATAGTAGTGCCATTACCTGTCCACTCTAACAAGTCAGCCCATGTAACAGTATCGTCTGCTAAGTCCTGCCAATCATATGTTCTTGTGCTTACTAATGCCATTTGTTTTCCTTAGAATGTAGTATTCTGTACTGCACTATACTGACTAGCAGGTGCAGTAAATGTAGTTGTAGCAGTTGGTAATCTATCACCATTATCAAGCCTTGCATTTACTCTTATAATGTGATCACTGCCATCTAAATCAATACCAACAAACTGTTCATAAAATCCACCTACTTTTGTTTTTTGCCCTGGCTGAAAACTTCCTGCTGGTAAAAATTGATTGTCTTTGTTACTAAAGTTTTCTACAGTTACTTCATATATTTGATCTGCTAATATATCTGCAATAACTATTTTTACAATAATAATCATTCTTGGATTTTTTGGATTATCTCTTACAGCTCTTGTTGCTATGCTATTAATGTTAAAGTCTGCCGTACTTACAATAGGTGAATTAACTGGTATCGTTGGTTCATTTGGTGTGGCTGGTGGTGCTACTATACTATCCCAAGTTCCGTCTTCGTTTGGTGCATAGTATTTTGTTTCTGCAATGTTGTCAACATATTTTAATTGATTACTACTACCTTGTATTGTGCTGGTTTCACTAAACACATAGTTTGCTGGTATATGTTCTTGTGCAGTTAAACTTACTGTGTAGTCTGCATTTATTTTTATTGTTTTTATTCTAAAATTTGCTTGAATGGCAAGTGGATCATAATCAACATTAATAATATCATTTACTTCTGCTTCGTGTAATTCAGCAGTAGCATCAAAGGCAATATTTTTCCTATCACGCGATTGTGTAAGTATAATGTGTGCCAAATCTGAGGCAATGTGCTTACTAATAATATGATTAAATGCTAGTTCCTTTGTTAGACGGCGTCCATTATCTTGTCCAAGGTACAGTATGTCTGGACCACTGCTTAGTTCTGGATAAATTACTTCGTTTGTTTTCCATTCATTAGTTGGATCAACATAAGTTATTTTAACTTGATTAAAATGTTCTCTTGTTCCGTTACCTTGTATTTTCATACCACCAACAATATGTTTCATACTAACTTTGTTGTCTGTTGTTCCTGGTATTGCCAATATTGCAGGTGATGGATTTTGACTGTCTGTTTCGTGTCCTGTATCTTGCACTTTTAGTTTAAATCTTCCCTGCACATAAGGTATGCCACTACGACAATTTGCTAGAAATAATTTAACATTGTCTAACAAACTACGCCCTGTGTCTATAACTGCGTCACAAGTTAACACTCGTCCTTTAACACCTGTGTTGTAAGTAACAATTTGTGCAAATTTTGCTCTTGCAGTTGAAAAACTTGCAAAGTCTATTCTATCGTTTGGTAAGCCTCTACCATATCTTGGATTACGCAAGTAGTCTGCTAAACAATCTGCAGGATTATTACTAAATCCTATTCCAGTTTCGTTTTCGTATGCAGTTGCATGAGTGTTGTTTAAGCCTGCCATGCTTTTAACTTTTTTACCACGCATTACTACCTGCACTCTTGGAATACCACTATACGGATTTGCATCAGCATCATCTTGGTTGCTTATTTTCTTCCATTCAAATCTACAGGCAATATAAGCAATGCCACTAAGTGTGCAACTACTATCCCAACCAGGTGCTTCGCCTGTCATAAAGATATTTGCGGCAGTTTGATTATCTGTGCCTGTTTTTATTTCAAATCTAAATCTGTCATTGAATCTTGAATCTGTGCTAATTACATCATTGATGTATATGTCTTGTATACTTTCAACTTCGCCTTCACTGAGTACTAACACCATATACAAGAATTTGTTTCTGTTTCCGCCACTACTCAAGTAAACAACTTTACCACCAACTTTTCTTGTACCATATACTACTGGTATACTTTCAAGTGTACCTACTTTGTTTAGTTGTATACCATCATTTACTGCTTGTGCATTTTGTGTAACATTATAATCAGGAGTATCAAACATACCTCCCATTAAGTCTGGTGCTAACAAAGCCGCGGCTAAACCAACTGCGGCACCAATTGCCGCTGCAGTTAGTACACTTGCGGCAATAAATCCTGCGGCAGCTGCTCCTGCTCCAATAAGTGCTCCAATACCAATAGCAACAAGAGGACCAGCGTGTGCTGGACTAGTGTATAGTATAGTGCTTAATAATGTTAGAAATAATACGGTTAATTTTTTCACTGTGCTAATACCTTATATGAGTCTGTGCCAGTTCTGTCAAATCCAAGACCTTTTAACGCAATGCCAAACTTACCTTTATATTGTCCACCATCAGCAATATTTATATCTACTGATTTGTTGTCAAGTGCCCAATCTGTTTGTAGTTGGATCATTTCATTAAACATACCATTGGATCTGTGTGCTGGATCAATGTAATTGTATGCAACAGTACATCTTACTTGCGGACTGTAATGTAATGGACATAAGAATGCCCCACTATAACCAACTATATTAGTACAACAATCTTCACACTCTGCTACTAAAACATTAATAAAAGGTGATATTATGCCAGCTTTTATTTGATCAAAACAATAATTATAATCAAACTGTGTGTGTTCACCAAACCAATGTTCTTTGTGATATATTTCACTTAGCCTTGTTAGGTGTCTTAAATCGTGTTCATTTGCAGTTCTGATCATGGTGCTGGCTTTCCCCAAAGTATGTTGTCTAATGTCAATGCACTAAACTTCATTCCATTATCACTTGGAAAAAATCCTTTTTGACTTGTTTCATTTGTTCTTCTACCATTGTTTTTTTCAAATTCATAAAACACACTTGCACTTGTAACAATTACTGTTGATGTTTCGCCTGTTTCATTAACTGTAAAACTTTGTATCTCACCATCAAACATCATAACAGGATTATCAATAATTCCCAGTTGGTCATTTAAGAACACTCTGTAAATTACAACTCGTTTGTCTACATATGCATTGTTCAAAAATAAATCTGTAAATGTATTACTTGTGCCACTTAAACTTATATTGATTTGATTTACTTTTGCTTCACCTGTTTCTTGCACTAGGTCAAAACTTAACAGTTTACCATTAGATGCATAACTGCCTGAACTACCGCCTGTAGGTGTTGTAGCAACAAGTCCTATTTGTGCATTTGTTAATTTTTGTACTGGATCAAAATGTAGTTCAACTAAGTCTGCAAACGCTATGGCGTTTTTTGCTATTTCAGTTTTAATTGCACTGGGTAAATCTCTTGGCATTAGATTGCCTCACGCATGTCTAATTCATATCGCACTAAGTTTGCAAGTCCTGTGCTAAACTCTTGCACAGGATTGTCTAAAAACACAGTAAACGGAACATCTTTGTAGTCTAAGTCTTTGTCTGCGGCTACAGCATTAAGCAATCCTGGTTCTATATTCATTGTAGCAGTTCCACTGCTAAAATTTACATCAGCAGTTACCATATAAACTTTTGTAAATCCTTCAAATCTTACAAAATCACCTGCCTTAAGTGCTCCTGATAAATTTGCAACTGACCCTACACTACTTTTAAGTTCAATAACTGTTGCCCCTACTGATTCTGAGTTAACAAGTTCTACTAATTGGGTTGTTAGTGCACCGTTTGTTGTGCTAAATTCTGGTAAAATCACTTCAAAATCTGTAACTGCACCTTTTTGTTTCATAATGTGTGCCGCTATTGGCCCGTATTGTGCTCTTGTCAATGGCGGATATACAGCAGTAAAACTAAAGTACTGTGCTTGTTGTGTTTTTACTTGTTTTCTACCACTTGTGCTTATTGTAACAAGGGTTGGTTGATTGTTTTGTATAGTAACGCTTTGAAACGCTGGGCTTGTTGGTAATTGATCTGGCATTATACCATACTCCTCTGTCCGTTCTGTTGTGTTGCTTCACGGATTATGTTTGTTATTGTGCCTCTTCGTGAAGTAAGTATTTCATCCATGCCTTGTGCATTTACTGTATTAATGTTGAAGTTAACAGTAACTGGTTTGCCACCACCGCCTATATTACCATTTGGTATAACTGTTCCTGTTTGGTTTGGCATAAACAATTCTGGACCTTGTTCACCAACCATATACGGTGTACCACTTTGTACAAGTCCACCTGTTTGTCTACCTTGATATTGCTGACTTGCTATTGCGGCTATTTGGAATGCACCAGCGGCTCCAATTACACCAGCAGCTGCTATATTAAGCGGAAATGGTATTAGAGGATTACCAAGTACATTTGCTATAGCACTTGCAGTGCTTATAAGTGCGTTTGCTAGTTGGAATGCTTTATATGCCTCAAATGCTTTTTTATTTTGACCAGCTGCTAATCTAAGAACTTCTTCACCACCTTGTTTAGTAAACTTTACTATTTCTTCAGTTGATAATTGAGTTAGATCAATCTTAGCCATTTGGCCTGATTTGAGTAAGTCAACTTGTTTTGATACATTGGCACTAGAAATGGCATCCATCTTCTTTTGGTGTGCTACTTCTAATTTTTCTGTTAAATTTTTATGTTTGGCGTCTGAAATTTGTTTGGCGTTATAGAAGTCGTTCAGTATGGCTAATCTTTTATCAAAATTGAACTTTTCAAGTTCTGATTCACTCATTAAACTTTGTTCAAGTTGTTCAAACTTCTTTTTTAATTTTTCTGCTTGTTTCTTTAATTCTTTGTCACTTAAGCCACTTGTATCTATAGGACCTTTATCTGTGCTAGTAGTAGTTTGTCCTGATGCACCTTTAACAAAGTCTGGCACACCCATTCTTAATACTCTTGCTCTTGATTCAATGTTCTTAATACTTTCTTCTATAATGCCATTGTTTTTCTTTTCTTGATTACCTATCTGTTTTAGTATAATACCTTGTTCGTCAAGTAGTCCATTTGCAAAACCAAGTTGTTTTAATCCATTTTCAAGAAGATTTGGATCAAACTTTATAAGTGGTAACGGTTCTTTACCTGCTAGTCCTCTTATTTTGTTAATAACTTGTATAGTTAAATTTTGTGCTTCTAATAGTCCTGTAAAAAACGCATCAAATATTCTAGCAATATCTTTTAGCAAGGCTGATACTGCAATTAAAATAAGTTTTGCACTTCTACCAATTAAGAAAAATCCAATTATACCAAGTTGTTGCACACCTGGTGGCAATGCGTTAAAGAATGAAATTAAATTATTGATTCCTATTTTCACTACTTCAAATATTGGGTCAACAATAGGCTTCAATGCTTTTACACCTTTTAGGATACTTGCAGTTGTATCTAAGAATGCAAGTTCAATACTTTTTTGTAATTCTAACAAGTCCTTTTTAGGCAATATTGCTTCAAAGGCTTTTCCTATTTCTTCAATAACACTACTTGAACCAGCCGCAATACCACTTAACACTGCGCCAAAGCCTGCTTGGTTAAGTGTTTTTGTAGTAACTAATATTGTGTTGTTAAGTGCCGTAAATGCATCTTCAATAGTTGGTGGTATTTGTTTAAATTCTTCTGCAATCTTTGGTGCTTCTCTTTGCAGTGCTTCTAAAACAACGGCAGTTGTAAGTTTACCTTCTGTGCCAAGTTCTCTTAGTTGTCCAATTGTTACACCTAAGCCATTTGCTATTGCTCTTGCTAATCTTGGTGTTTGTTCTAACACACTACGCAATTCATCACCACGCAATGCACCAGAGGCCAAACCTTGACCTAACTGTATAATGGCTGCATTTGCTTCTTGAGCACTTGCACCACTTACTTTAATTGCTTGGTTAATGGCAACTGTTGCCGTTGCAAGTTCATCAGCAGTTATGGCACTATCTCGTGTACTACGGGCCAATCTTGCATACAAATCTGTAGTTTGTTCTAAACTACCACGAGTTTGTGCAGTTATTTGAGTTATTCGTTGTTGTGCTCTTGCAAACGCTTCACCACCACCTGTGGCAACTTTAAGTCTAGCATTTATGTTTTGAAATGTATCTGCTAATCTAGCCAAACTTCTAACAGTTGCTATACTGGCTATGGCACCTAGTGCGGCAGTGGCCCTGTCAATACCTCTGTTAAACTGTCTAGTATCTAAATTTAGTTTAACGGTTTGTTCCATGGCGTTTCGCCTCCTCTGCTTCTAGTTTAAAATGTGCAAGCCATATATAAACTTCTGCTTTGCTCATCTGCCCAATTTCTTCTAGGCTTTTACTTAGTTTGTGACCCAGAAAACACATAATGCGTAAATCTGGATCTTGCCTTAGTTTTTTACAGTTTCGCCTACATCGTAGTCATCGTCAACTGTATTTAACTGTGTTGCAATCTTCACTAGAATCTCAGGATCTACTTGATTAAGCAATATGATCCTTTCTGCAGGTTTAAACATCTTTGTGCCGTCTTGGTGTAATGACTTTACAATAATAGTTTCTACTAATGCTTCAACTACTTTACCTTGTTGGTGTAATTGCATAATTGCACTTTGGTCTTTAAATGCACTTTTTTCTTTGTAGTAGATTGTGGTGTCCCATTCTTCTACATGTAATTCTTTTAAATTGCTTTCAACACTTTTAAAGTGTTCAATTGCTTTGTCTAATACTGGATTGCTAATCATTTTATTTTGTTCCTTGCTCTTAATCTTTCAAATGTAGGTTTTGTCATACCTTCTGGTGCTTGTTTACTACTTCCTTTATCTAAGAAAGTAATATAGTTAACACGGTTTTGCACAATATTACCCAAATTCCTGCGTAATATTCTCCAGCCCCGTCTGGCATTGCCTGTTTTAAATGGTGTTCTTCTTTTAACACCAAGAAAAATGTCGTTGGTTAATTCACTTAACTGTTTTTTCTCTAGTCTTTGTAAAAAAGGTTTGAGTTTATTACCAACGACATTGATTTTGATCATAATATCTTACGAAGTTCCGTAAGTTAGTGCGCCTGTTCCTTGGAATGTAACACTACCTGTTACAATACCATCAAAACTTCCTGTAATACTTAAACCAGTAATTACTACATCGCCTGTGATCTTTGTGTTACCACCTGCAGTACCTTCTGGAAATAGTAACAATCCACCTACAGTTCTGTCAGTGCCAAAATCTAATCTGTCAATGCCAGTGTATTGTGGTACACCACTTTGGTCGCCTTCTAAATTAAAATCTGCACTTCCACTAAAACTGTTTAGTGTTGGTACAAAACTTCTTGCAAAACCTGCCCCCATTGCGGTTGTTTCTGCAGTGTCTTGTGTTGTATCAATTGTGTAACTAGTAAGTTCAAGTAATGTTACAGGTGTTGATCCACCTGCATCACCAATTTGTAATATACCTGACTTACCTACGAGTGTGTTAGCCATTATCGTTCTCCTCTAAAATTGTTGGCTGCTCTTTAACAGTTGCTTCAACTGTCATTGCAATATCTTTTTTCTTGGAAGGGCTTTTTTTGGAATCAACTTCTGCATGAGTCCATCCTTGATCAAGATAACTTTTTATTTTTTTATCAGACCATGATGTAGCATCATGTATCCATTTGCCGTCTGTAATTTTCATTACGCCGCTCCTCTTATATAGATATATTCAACCTCAAAGGTAAGCGTGATTAAGCCAAATCTTGTATCTATGGCTTCATCTATTGCTAACTCTGTTAACCTTGTATCTAGTGCAAACCCACCCCGTGTAATATCTGCAACGAGAGCTTCTTCAACTCTTTCTGCAATATCATTACGCTGGCGGTCAATGTCTGTACCAGTAACAAAACAATCGCAAACAACATTAAAAATGCTCCTGCGACTACCACTGTTGCCACCCATAGTAAATTCAGTCCTGCTTTCGTCGCCGCTTTTGACAACAACTGCAGGAAATTGTGTTCTACCCAATTTCTCAACTTCAATTACCTCTCGTGTAACAAATACAGGTTTAGGGTCGTTAGCATCAGTAAGTATAGACACTACATTATTTGTAATATCGTTACGCTTACTCATCTAACTAACCTTTGTGATGGTTGTAGTTCTCTTTCACTTTCATCATAAGTTCCGTCATCATTCCAATCATAAAACAATTCACGCTTTGCTAGATCAAATTCATCAAAGAAGGCTCTACTATAGAATTCAATTTGTGTTTGAAAACTATCACCTTCTACTGCCCACTGTGTTAACTGTGGAAGTATGTATTTGTACAAACTATAGTAAACTGCACTACGAGTGAGTTGACTTTCTTTCACTTTGCTTGGTTCATAATCACCACTGCTTACTCGCAGTGTTGGAAACCACTCAATGCGTAGGAGCCTATGAATGTCTGCTTCAGTCTTAGTGATAAATTCATTGAAGTCTTGTATTCCAAAGTTATGTAAATCTGGAAAGTATTCTACGATATTATCTTCTGTGAATATAGCCATTCTGTTCTCCTTTAAAGGGGTGTAGCATTACACTACACCCTAAACTTAGTATGAATTATGATGCGTCAACAATTAGAACTGAACGACTTGCGTCAACTAATATAGCACCTTGTGCCATACTTGCTACTACATCAAAACCAACTGCTTCTGGACGACGAGCAACTTCAACATTTACTCCACCTTGTGCAGCCATTCTCATTGAATCTTGTGAGAAGATTGCCATTGCTGGGTTAAGTGTTGTACCTAAGGTAGTGTTGTTTAAGTATGAACTTACATAACACTCAACGCCTGCAATGTTTCCAAAGAAACCATTACGCATTGCTGTGTTCTGGAATTCACCACCTGCAAAACTGTTTGATCCAATTGCACTTAATAGGTTTGCATATTGGTTAGTTGATACGATACCGTATAACTTTCCACCTTCACCTGCGCCACGGATTGCTCCTACGGCTGTGAAAATGTCTGCAAGTGCAATAGCCTGTGGTGCTGTACCTGCAATCTCTTGCCTGTTCATGTCAACCATTTTACTTGTGATTTCTTTATCTACTGCTGTTGCAATAGCGTTACCCATGATACGACCCATGTCGTTAACATCAATACCACCTAAGTCTCTTAACACTGTACGAGCAGCGTGTAGGCTTAAGTTAATTGTTTTCTTTGTATCACTTGGGATAGTTGTGTCAAAGTCAACACCTGGTGCTGCTTCACTTGTGATTGTTGTTGCTGTTACACTGCCCATTAATGGAACTTGTGCTGAGGCACTACCTGCTGGTACTTCAATCTTTGGTACGATTAAACCTGGTAGGTATAATGAATTTTCGTGGGCTGCATATACTGTTGCTGCCTTTACAGGGACCACCATTGCGTCTAAGTTTAGACCTGATCCGTATGCTGCGTTTGCCATGTGATATTCTCCTTTTGGCTAAGTTATAGTTGGCCAAGCCTTTTTGCTTCGCCGTAAATTTTTCTGTGATCTGGATTATTCATATCCAAATCTGCCAAACTAAGTTTTGCACTTTTTTGTGGTGCTAAGTTACTTTGACTTCCTACGCCGCCTGGAGTTGCAGCCTTAAAATGTGGATTTGCATCAATAAAATCATTTACCAATGAGTCCACTGTGTATGGGTCACCTGAGTCAGTGTATTTAGGTTGTCCGCTACCATCTGTAATTTCTACACTGCCATCTTCGCCTAAACGAATTTGGTTTTTAAGCAAACTTACAACCTGTTCTGCATTAATGGCTCCGCTTTTATTTGCGGCACTTAATAATGCGCCATCAACTTTTACGCTTGTGAGTTCTGTGCGTAGTTGTTCAATGGCTGAGTCCTTTTTAGTAACTGTTTCTTTTAGTACAGTTTCAAACTCGCCTCTTGCTTTTTGAGCCTCCAATTTCTTTGCTTCTTGTTCCGCAGTAAGTTGGCGATAATGATCAACATCAACACCTTTATACTTGTTTTCAAGAGCCCGTCTTTGCTTTGCTAGACGATCTTCAATAACTTTGTCCAATTGTTCTTGTGAGAACATTTTACTCTGTTCTTGATTTACCTGATTTTCAACTTCTGTTGCGGCTTCAGTTGCCTCTTCCACATTAACTGTGTCGTTCATAGATATTACTCCCTGTGCATTTATTTATGCTTTGTAAAAACATCACAACTGGTATACTTTGACCCTTTGCGATAACCTTCTTTGTACAGTGTCTCCACTATAATTGGATTGGTGTCAAATTCAAAACACAGTGTTGGCACTTTCATTAATTCTAATGGCTTGTTCCAAAACAAGTGTTCTATTTCTTTAAGACCAAATCTTACACTGTCATAAGCAGTGTAATCTATATTAGTAAGATCATTTGTGTGTCTTACTGAAACTTTATCTCCGTAACCCCAGTCTTTAAGATTACGCTTTACTATTTGAGCTTGAAAGTATTCAAACTCTATTACATCAACTAGACTGTGCCTAGCACAAAATTCTCTAGCACTGACGCCATAACTGCTACAAATATCAAGTGCCCTATAACCTTTCATTTTGTTATACAGTCTTGGTGCTCTTAAATGATTACTGCCAAAATGCCACAATATACGACTTGGTATAAGTCCTTTTGTACTCATCTTACCATCTAGTACCCACCATAATTCATCTGGATAAGGCGAACTTATTCTCTTAGCAACCCAAGTGTCGTATTCTTCGCGATTTTGTAGTTCCTTCCAAAATTCAGTATCTGCTTCACAATAAAGATTATGTTCACCCATCATCGCCTTCTATGTTAAGTAACTGTTCTTTTGCAAAAACAATATCATCATTGCTTATTTCAGGATGTAAGTCTAACATTTGTTGATCAGTTAAACCTTCCATAATCATAGTCTGAATATGTGGTGTTCTTGTCTCTGGTGTAGTTGTTGGATGTGCTATTTCATCTGGTGCATTTATTGACTGTAACAACTCATTAAGTTCATCTGTGTCTTCTACAAGGGCTCTTGCAATACTGGCTTGAACTACTTTTTGCAAATCTTTATTGGTTACACCAATTTCCATTGCTATTTTTAAGTTCAACAAGTCTTGTGTCCTGTCTCTTGTATCAAAACTGTCTGGATATACTACATCTCCGTCCCAAGCAGTTCCTTCCCATAAACACCACAGTCTCCAAATTTGCTCTTCTGCCAGGGCCAAATTGCCTGCCTTGTCAGCCAACAAACTGTTGAGTGCTTTTTGCTCAATCATCATTGCTACGCCACTTCTTGCAGTCTTTTGTCCACTTACACTATCAAGGTGTGTCATCTTTTCAATGGCTACAACTTTTCTGTCAATAGTGTCAGTCAGTGTACTAATGTTCTGGCCTGATGGTGTAAGCAAGTAAGGTTTTAATCCACTGTCCAAGTTTTCATCCATTGTAATGATAGCACCTGCTCCTGCACTTGCTTCTGTTGATTGTGTTTTAACAAGTGTTGGGTGGTTACTAAGTTTTACAAGTTGGTTGATTTCACTATAGTCAGTATAAATGCTTCTTTGTATGTCAGCCACATCAGCGATATCTGAGATTCCCACAGCATGTTTCCAACTGCGGTTATTGTATAATACTACAACTGGTATTTCTCCAATTGTATTTGGTGTTTCTGTAATTACACTTACAACTTTTGAGTCTTTAAGTGCTCTTAAACGCATTGTTGATTCAGGTGTATACACAATAAAGTCTGTGTATTCATCTGTGCGTGTTTCAATTGCTTTTAAGTATGTCATTACCATGTGTCCGTTTGACTGTCTTTGATACTGCCAATCAACAACATTTTCTGGGCTTAACAAACTTATATAAGGTCTGATGCCTTGTCCTAATTCTTCTGCTCGTGTAGTGGCATTTGACTGTGGCTTGTCTACGCTAATAAAAACGCAACCATAAACACTTGCCCACTTGCCTGCTTCACGCATAAATGCATTGAAACTTCTGCCATCTAAATCTGCATCTTGTAAGAATGCTTCTAAATTTGGGTTATTTTCAATTGATCCATAAGTTCTTTCAATATTACTTCCGTAAATAAAACTTGAGTATGAATCAACAGTTCTCCTACAATGATTCTCTAATGGTGTTTCTCTAAGTCGCTGATCATATTCGTTGCTTGTTTCTAATACATATGGAAACAAGTACTCACCATTCTGATATTCTGTGCCACCTGCATAACTGTCTGCGTAAAAGCGATAACGCTCAATATTCGCTGAGTAGTCAGCGTGGACTTCTTTAAGTTGATCTTTACTAAACATTCTTTTTCCTCACTATTATTTATACTACCCAAATCTACGCATAGGCGGTGCATTTATGGCCCATCGTTGTGGTTCTACCCGCGGTGGTTGTATTTTAGTTATTGGATATAGATACTCAACCATGTATCCAAGTGCATCTGGCATATGATCCAATCCACTGTTTTTATCTTGTTCATTACTACCTTCACGGTAAGATAGTTTTGTTAAACAATTTTGTAAACTTTTACATTGTGGTGCAATCTTTATCTTGCCACTGCTAAATGCACTGTTTACACTGTTAATTCTGTCCTTTACAGGAGGATGACTTCTTCTTACATGCACATTGAATCCTGCATTTGAAAGTATTTTGTGATCCGTTGTTATGCTTGATGTTTTTCTGGCACTGCCTGCAGGATCTGGAAACACATGTATTCTTGAATTTGGATAACGCTTACGAATTTCATCTACCATTTCAAATGTGTTTGAATTACGCATTTCAATTTCATCAAATATGTGCAAGCCACTTTTGTCTTGTCGTGCAATTACAGCACTGCCTGGGTCCACATTGAAATCCATTCCAATGCATATTTCTTTTGGTGTTTCTTCAGCAAATCTTGCCACATGTTCGTCACTAAAAGCGTAGTATACTAAACCTACATAATCTACCCAATCTGCTAGGAATTCTTGTTTGAATGTTCTTTCATCCATATCTCTTCTAGCATCTTCTATTTCTTCAGCGGCTACTTGTCCACCTTCTATGGTTGTAAACTTGTATGCACTCCAGTTGTCAGCAGTTTTACCATGCACAAACATATCATAAAAATGATTCTTACCCTTAGGTGAACCAATCCACATAGCATGTCCGCCTTTGTCAGCCATAGCAGGACGCATTACTGTCCATATACTAGGATCCATATCAGCATACTCATCAAATATTACAATACCACTTACAAATATACCTCTAAGACTGTCTGGATTATCAGCACCTCTACAAAATATCTTGCTACCATTTACTAGATCAATACGCATGTCTGTTTCATTTACTTTTTTGATCCAGCGTAGTTCACTTAGTCTTTCTTTGAGTGGTTCCCAAGCAATAGCACGGGCCATTCTATATGTTGGTGCAATATAATAGTTTGTAGTTTTTGGATTACGAGCAAAATAACACAATTCACGAATAGCCAAGAAACTTTTGCCAAATCGTCTGCCTGCGGCAACCAATCTGAATCTGGCAGTGTCTTTTGCTACTGTTTGTTGTGGTTTAGTTAGTTGCATCTTCTACCCAAGGAAGAGGAGCATTGTCCTCACTGTCAATTAATCCATTATCACTCATACCCAACAAGTTCTTTGCTAGGAATATTTGAACTGCCGCATTGTGATTCTCACAAGCATTTCTAAACATACTACGACGCAGTTTTATTTTACCTGCGGCATATCCATAGTCTAATTCATCTCTACAGTTGCGTTTGATAGTATCAACACTACAACCAAAGATATAGGCTATTTCTTTCATAGTACATTGCAATTCTGCAAGGCGCTTAACTTGTTCTTTGTCCAGTTGTACTTTTGGACGCCCGCCTTTAGCAGGGACGGTCTCTGTCATTGTTTTATCCTTTATAAGGTTCTACTTTTTACAACAATTCTAAAACTTCTTCTATCAATCAAGTTGTTAGTACTTGTTACTGCACAGGTTATAGTGTAAATGTTACCTGCGGTACCACCACTTATAAGCACTGTGGCTTTGTCGTTGTTTATACTTGCCGCTCCTATAACAATAGGCGTAGCATCACCACTTATAGCACTTGATGTCCACACTGCGGATGCTATTGCATCACCAGCCTGGGTATATTCAGCCCAATCTAGTGTGTAGTCTAATGTGGCATTTGGATCTTTGTCTATATAGATGCCTTTGTTATCTCTTAGATAACCTGTAAGTGTGGCCATCTTTAACTCTCCTCATGTATGTTTAATATTCGTGACTCTTCAGGAACTACGGTTATTCTTGAGTCCTTTGACACCGCAAATATTCGTGTTTCACTGCCTACCACTATAGTTCTAAATGGATCTGCTCCTGGAATAAGTGTGTCTGTTGCAGTTGCACTTAATACTAGATTACCTGTTGCAGTTGCACTTCTTATAGTTACTATTGCATTACCTGTTGAAGTAATTGCCAAGTTAGCCGTAGCAGTTCCACCAATCAATACATCTACAGTTGCATCACTTGTTAGTGCTAAGTTTGCCGTAGCCGCTGCATCATCTTGATCTCTACCAATTGCACTTGCAGTTATAGCCATACTAGCAGTGGATTCACCGCCTCTGGTCATACTAGCAGTACCACTTGCAGTCATTGCCAAATTGGCAGTTGAACTAGCAAATACTAAAAATCCGCCTGTTGCACTTGAAGTTATACTCAAGTTAGCAGTTGCAACACCGCTCTTGGTTATGCTACCACTTGCATTGGTTGTGAGTGCCAAGTCTGCATCAACGCCACCATCCCAATGACTGTTAGTCCATGTTTCCCAACTACTTGGTAAGTCCCAACTTATGCTACCACCAAATATAGTTGTTGGTACGACAGCACTTGCACTGGCAGTTAACGCCATATTTGCCGTTGCACTAGCAGTATGTGTTATGCTACCTGTACCACTAGCAGTTAAGGCTAGATCAGCACTGGCAGTTCCAATTACTTGACTTTCAACAGTACCACTGGCACTTGAAGTAATTGCCAATAGTGGTATAGTGGTTAAACTATAGTCAGCTTGATCTACTATGTAATCTAAGGCTACATATTCAGTAACGGTTCCGTATACAGTAGCCATTGTTTATTAGGCCATGTTAATTTGTAAATTATTATTTTGGATAACAAATGTATCGCCATCACTAACAGTTTTTGGTGCAGCCAAACTTGCGAATATTAACAAGTTTCCACTTGTTAGTGCATCATAAATTCCAACATGTGTAATTGTGCCAAAAGCACCTCCACTTGCAGTTGGAAATGTAATGTCACCATTGTTAGTTACACTGCCACTTGACGCAGCATTAAACACCAATGCTCGTCTTGCATAACCGTTGCCTGTAACTTCTGTTACTGTACCTGCTTCGCCATCTGCTACCGCAGTTAACAATGCAAGGTGTAATGTTGTTGAAGGTGTATAACTTCTAACTCCTTCGCTTAGAACATGATCTAAGACTTTTAGTTCTAAAAAATTGGTCGCGTTCGCCATCTCTTATTTCTCCTTGGGTTTTTAAGATATCTTAATTAATTGTAGTATCCAGCCACTTGTAAAATTAGTAGTACTACCGTTCATAATGTAACTGAATTTGTCTGTGCCATTAGCAGTGAATGTAGCACTGTGACTACTTCCTTGATGTGCAACTCTGTTACTATTGTCTGCACCTGTAGTAATATTTCTCCATGTAGTAGGAATATCACTATTGGCATTTGTGTTATCTCTAACACCAGTTATGTTAACAACATAAGTGCCACTGATAGGTGTAAATTCAATGTTGTTTGTACCACTTAGTGTGCAAATATTGTCGCCATCTGCTAATTCTGTAAAGCCAGCACTAGCACTACCATTTGTTGGTGCAGTACCACAACTATAATATGCTACACTACCAACACTACCAGCACCTGTACTAAGTGTGGCGTTTTCCCACCTTGCACTTGAAGTGTTATATCGTAACACTTGTTCATTTTGTGGGCTACTAATTGCTACTGTGCCAAATTCATCTTTGATAGCATTGGCATTTTCAATATTTAATTTAATTTGTGGACGAGCTAGATTAGGATCGTCGCTACCACTATCTAACGCAGTGGTGGTTGCATTTGTTGTTGGCCAAGCCATCTATTTCTCCTTAATGTAAGTTTACCCAGCTACTGCCAATTCTAACTTGCAATTTACTGTCTGTACTGTTGTAAATTACACTACCATCTGTAGGTGAACTAAGTGCATTACGCTGTGTAGTAGTAAGTGTATTGAATAATAACGGTTGTCCAAGAGTTGTTCTAGTAGGCTCTAGTGTGATGTTTCCACTTGCACCGTGTTCAACTACAGGGTCATCACCACCTAGTGACAAGTGTGTGTTATTGCTACCATCTAGAGCTATTGTAGTTGGTTTGTTTTGGCTGCTATTGGGTAAGAAATGTATTTCGTCTGTTGCACTTGCAGTTTTAAAACTGATAGCAGCTACACTACTACCGCCTCCAGTGGCTGCATCAAACGCCATAGTTTTACTTGTAAACTGAAACGGACCTCTATTACTACTTTGATCCACTACAGTAACTGAACCACCTACAGCGTCTGCACTGTCAACACCTAACTGTAGTGTTACACTATCACTTCCATTGTCTAGTACTTTTAGTTTTGCATCTGTTGACCCATTTGGCTTAATTGTTAAATCACCACTTGCATCAGTTAAGGCATTACCTGCTAGGTTACCATCAAAACTACTACTTGTGTCATCTGCAAAACTTAATGTACCACTACCATTTGTTTTGATTACTTGGTTGGCACTGCCATCTGCAGTTGGCAAACTATATCTAAAATTACTGCCGTCAAATATTTTTACTTGACTGGTTCTCAACTCTAGTGGTTTGAAAGCATTGTTGGCAGCATTTTTACTTAATATTTGATTTGTTTCACCACTTAGATACATGTATGCATCATGTGAACCATCATCTGTACTACCTCTTGCTTCTAACTTGTACAAGCGATTATCGCCTACAGTTCTAAACTCCATAGCACTTATAATTGCAGTACCAAAAGCAAAGGTATTCATTAGTATGCTACCGTCAGTTGACGCCCCGTCAGCATTTATAAATTTAATTTTGTTTGCGGCACTTGAATTTATGTTTACGCCTCTTGTACTATCTGTAAGTGTACTACCTGCCAAGTCACCGTCAAAGCCACTTGCATTTGTAAAACTTAAATTACCACTTCCATCTGTTTTTAACAGTTGATTAGCACTGCCATCTGCTTGTGGATAACTTATGCCATCCAATACTACTGCACCTGTACCATTTGGTGTAATGCTTATGTTACCATTTACTCCATCTGCTACAGTAATACTACCACTGTTTGTACCAGCATTTGTGTTTATGATTAAGTCACCTGTACCATCTGTTGTTAGTGTTGCGTTAGCATTGTTGTCACCAACTCTCACTGTGTCTGTGCTTAGGTTAACATTACCAGTTCCGTTTGGTGTTATTGTGATATCTGCATCGCTTGTGCTCGTAATGGTTTGTCCATTAACATCAAGATTGCCACCTAACTGTGGTGTTGTATCACTAACTATATCTTGTAATTTGTCTGTGTTTAAATTGGTAAAGTTGGCATCCATCTCTGTATGAGTTAAAGCACTGCCTTTACCACTACGAGTTACTATTGTACTCAATGTACTCTCCTTTGCGG